TTGTTTTCGTTTTATCAGCACTTGGATTATATAAATGTCTATTACAAGCCATAATTGCTAGTCCACTACTTATAGACGCATCATGCTTTGTTCTATTATTTATATCAAACTTAGCCCAGTCATTTAATGTTTCATTAAAGTACAAACTACCATGAGAACCATCATTACGTATACCAACATGATCTTGTATATACATTTCAATAGCGGCAGCGTGTGCTTGTTTTATATCCTCACTTGAATTAGGTATACCACCAACTTCTTTTTCTGCTACTGATAATTTATTCCAAATTTTATCAGGTCTATTCATACTAAAACCTCTATAACCTCTACGTTTAAAATAATAGAGTAATCTTGGTTTATTGTTTTCTGCAAGTATTGGCATACCATAAAATATACAAGCCATCAATACGTCTTCAAAAAATATTTCAGCTGTTTGTGGTCTAGCTATATATTCTAAGAAAAAATGATTAGCAGGTGAGTCTTCCATACTAAACTTGGTTAAACCATGTAAAGCACCTTTTGATCCTGTACCATCTACTGTTCCTGATATATCATAACTATCACAACCAAAGGCACCCATGTGTTCATTACCTGGATATTTTCTACCGTTTTTATCTATAACATTATTTTGTAAATGTAACGATGGTGTCCATGTAATTTTAAATCTTCCTTTTGGATCTGGATAAAACATAACCTTTGTATCTTTTATACCGTTATACCATTGAAAGTTACCTTTAGTTATATTATTTAAAGCACCAGCTTCTTCATTAAAATCTATTTGCTCGTATATTCTTGCTAAATTAAATATACTATTTTGAGTTTCGTCTCTGAAAGCATGTTCTTCAGTTCTTGGAAATTGTCTATAAAACTCATTTAAGGCATCTCCGTCGTGTTTTAAACCCTCAACTTCATTTGTCCAATGCTCTAGTATCCCTATGTCAATAAAGTCTCCGAAAGGATCTAAAACTTCTTCGCTTGGTGTTTCGAATACAGGTAAGCCATAAGAATCAATGAATCCTTCGTAGTTCCATTCCATAGGTATGAACAAACTATATAATCCCGAGCTAGTCTGTCCATTGCGGTTTCTTTTTGTGACATCTGAGTCATAGTATAATTTTTTAAATTCATTACCGCCTTTGTCTAACGAGTTACTTGTTGAACCCATCATACACTTACCAATAACCCTACTACCTAATCTTAATGTTGTCTTCGTGACACGCCAGTTGTTGAGGATGTTGTTCGGCCGTTCCCACTTCCCCGACTCATCATGGACGAGGAGTTTAAGCTTCTCTCCATCGTAGGAGTTGTCACCTGTATTCTTCCAGTCGATGGTAGTGTCCAGTCCTGTGAGCTCCTCGGGCCTTTCACTCGTACTCGTGATTTTACGTCTAGTAAGTCTGGATGCGGGTACACGATAGGCCAGTTCGGTTTTTGGTCGATCCATACCATCTTGTATCGGTTTGAAAAAGAACGGATAGTTAACGGATATTGGAACGACTTTATCAGTAAACATCTTTTTTGCATCAGGCCCAGACTTGGATAATATTCCAAACCTAGCATCGCTTGATATGGTTGCCATATTAACAGTTTCCCCTGATGCCATAAAGGAGAACCCAGATCTTCTATTTTTAAGATAGCACATTCCGTAACATCTGGTATCCGCTTTGCAAGCTTCCCAGAAAATGTAGAATAATCTGTTTGCTTCCCTAAAGTCTGGGTTGCCAACGTCAATCTTACTCCACTGCAAGTACATATAGTGAGTGCCAGTAATATAAGTAGGCTTATCTTTGTTATAGAACCAAAAGCCTTCTTCACGTTTTTTAAATTCATCATCAATATAATCTTCGTATTTATCTTTAAAACTTGTTGGATATTCTCTCCAATCAAATATCGTGTTTATTCTTTTTAGCTGATCTGGTATAGGTGTTACTTCCCACTTATTGTTTTGAAACTTGTGTATTTGTTTAGGTTGTTTAGGTAAAGCTATTTTTAAATTTTGTATTTCATATATCTCACCTATCATACCTGTTTTAGATATAACTACAACGTCATGTTCTTTATTATATCCATATTTCCACTTCTTAGACTTGTTTAAACGTTTGATCGTATTAATTTTAATAGGATCTATTACTTCATATAATCCCATTATCTTGATCTTCTTTCAGCAAAACCTGTAAATGATTTAGGTTTGTCTTGTTTAGGTTTGTCCTCTAATATAGCTTTCTCTTCTTCAATACGATTTAATATTTCAAACGCATCGAATATAGCTAGCTTCTTTGTTGCTGCAGCGTTTTTTAATCTATCAGCTGAAACATCATCATCACTATCAACTATCTTTTCTTTAGCTACTTTTATTAATTCATCAACAGCTTTGTAGCCAGCTTCTATTATGTTTACTTTTTTCTTCTTCGGATCCATATTCAATTGTAATAAAATGTTCTAAAACTCTATATAATTTCTCGTTGTCTATAGTAAACTCATACTCACTGCTAGGTCTAAAACCTACTAACTTACCTTGATGCTTACCGTATTTGACTACACCCATTAACTCTTTGTCAATAGGTTTAACAAAACAATAACCATCAATAGCTTTCCACTCTTTATCTCGTTTATAAGCATATATCTGATCTACATTTACTTTATATAAATCATCATTTATCCAGTTAGTACTGTTACGTTCTTTACCTCTAGCATCGTGCCATCTTCTAAAAACGTTATGATGTATTATAAGTGTATCACCAACTTTTATTTTTGTTTTAAAGTTGCTTGGTAAACCTACAACAACAGCTTCTCTGCTTATATACTCGTGACTAAATATTTCACTATTTAATATAAGTTCTTTATCTTTTATTTTTACAGTATTGTTATATCGCTTCGCTTTAGGTTTTACTAAAAAATAAAACGTTCCTTTCATTAATACTCTAAATTATATTCAACAGATATAGCCATGTTCTTATTAAAATCTTTCCATGGTATAACGTCGTTATTCTTTTCAATGAATACACTAAATTTGTCTTGAGACTCTACTATATCACAGATGATATGACCTCCGTAAACCTCTTGGCCTACGGAGTAGTGCATAGCATCATTTTTATAATCTCGTCCTATACTAATTTTTCTGATTAGCTTTGCCATCTTCTATAGGTTTTATGGCTCCGTCATTTATATTAACATTGACTTTGCCGTATTTTTTTTGTAATGTTTCATTAAAACCTTGAAGTTCTGCTCTACATTTAAAAGCGTAGTTTGCAGCTTCTAGTTTTTGCATCTCTATATTACCTAATTGTAATTGAGATTGATTAATAGCTTGGACAATGCCTTGCATTTCCTTTAGCTCTTTATCAGTAATTTTTGTTGCTTTATTTTTAGCCATAATTTTAAAATTTAATTAGATTTTCTTTTTTTATATATCACTCAATTGTCACACTTTTTACTTTTTCTTTGGTGGATTATCAATAAACCAGTTCTTATAACACTCACGTTTCATTAATATATATTCTAAGTAAGCGTCTATTTTAAACTTCCAGTCTTTATCTACAGCTGGATTTATAATACCTGATTTAGGATTAGAAAATGTTTTATTGATATATTGTTTACCATGTTGTTGATGATAAAACAAATGATTATTAATACAATAAAACGATCCTCTTTGTATATTATTCCAAACGTCTATTGGTTGTGTATACTTACCTAATACCACAGCGTATGCACAACTTTCACTAATGTGCGTTGTATATACGTTTTGAGCTTTTTGTAAATAATAATACATATTACAGTCTCTAGGTAATATACACTCTTCACCAAAAAAGTCTTTTAACTCACCTATAATTTGATGAGTTGTTATAGGGTGTGGTTTAAAATAAACATCATCACCATGTTGTTTTTTAATAAACTTTAATTTATTTAAACATACATTTTCCCTAACTTTGTTTGATCCCGGTAGTACAACTATATTGTTTTTAAAATCGTATGACTTACTAACATCTCTTCTGTCAGTATATTTATTACTATCATTTTTTACAACTTTATTAATTAAATAACTTGCATAATCTACTTCTGGAAAGTTAGGTTGCTTTTGATCATACCAAGCATCTACTAACTGTTCGTTTCTTAGTTTATAATTTAAAGGTTGTAAATAAAAACTACCTGCATATTCTGTATATGCTAATGTTCTAAAGTATGGCATCTCTTCAGCCATAACATCGTAGCTAGACTCAATGCCATATTCACTACATCTCCTCTTTAAATAACCTTCAACTTGTTCTAGGTCATAAAGGCTTTTTGATTTTTTTAAAGGACCTATACGTTTGTCTAGTTCCTTTTTATTAAACATTTCCATAAAATTAAATTTAATTATTGATATTATACTAGTTACATGTTTCTACACTTTTCTACCTACCATCACTAAAAGGCTTGTTACCAAGCTGTCCATGTTTATCTGTAGAAAATATTGCAG